CGTTGATCCAGTCGCTCGCCTGCTTGCGCTGGACACGCGTGCCGAGGGCTCGAGCCACCAGCGATTCGATGTCGAACTCGGAATCTTGGGACAGCTCCCACGAGACGCGGAGCCCGGTGCCGGCGCCGTCGCCGCCGGTCGCGGTGTACTTGAACGCGTTGAGCTCGACCTCGCCGAACACCAGGTCGTCGCCGGCGGCGACCGCGGCCTCTTCGTCGGTGATGTCGCCAGAGTTGGCGGTGTCGTCGAGCGTCGGGTAGGTCAGCTCCCCGCCGGTCGTGGTGCTGAACGAATCGACCACCGCGGAGAACCCGCCGAACGCTTGGCGCACCTCGACCAACTTGCGCCGGAACTGCGGCGAGACGGTGAACCCGCCCTCGGAGCCCACGCCGGCTTCCTGCGCGTTGCGGGGCGCCGAGCCGCGGCCGCGCCAGAGCTCGGTGATGTCCGCGTTCGGTTGCCCGGTGCGAAGGTAGTTCTCGAACGCGGCGTTCAGGTCGGCGTCAGGGTCGGCGTTGGCGCCGGCCGACGGGCCGACGCCGGGGCCGGCGGTGTTGTAGGCGGTGTTTCGGGCGCGGAGCTCGCGGTCGCGGTTGGCCGTGGCGAGCTGCGCCTCGAGCTCTTCGTAGTTGGCGACCTCTTCGTCGGTCAGGGCGCGGCCCTCTGCGCCGTCGACGATCGCTTGCATCGCGGCGAGGATTTCCTCGATGGTCATCTTGTCAACCCCTCCCGAGGGTCACCCGCGCTCGAGCGCGGATCAATTGGTCGGCCCGGTTTTCCGGCCCGGCGGGCTTGGTGGTGTCGTTCAGCACCGCGTCAGCGAGCCCGGCCTCGACGGCTTGGGCGGCGGTGTACCACGTTTCGGTTTGCATGCGGGTGCGCCATGTGGCGACCGAGCCGCCGGCGTGGTCGGCGTACACGCCGGCGATCTGGTCCGAGAGTTGATCGAGGACGTCGGCGACCTCGCGGAGCTCGGCGGCGTTGCCGATCGCCAACGCTAGGGCGTCGTGGATCATCACCGTTGCCGGCTTTTGGATGCCGACGGTGTCGCCCGCCATTGCGACGAACGATGCGGCCGATGCGGCGACCCCGTCGATCGAGACGTCGACGGTCGCCGGGTGGGTCAGTAGCGCCGAGTAGATCGCGACCCCGTCCCACACCGAGCCGCCGCGCGAGTTGATGTGCAGGGTGATCGCCGGCGCGGTGATCTCCCCGAGAGCCCGCACGATCCCGCCGGCGGTGACGTCGTCCGGTTCCCAATCCGAGCCGATGATGCCGTAGATGTACAGCTCGGCCCGCTCGGCGTCGGCGGCGTTGCTCACCCGCCACCAGGGCGCGGCCGCGGCCGCGGGCCTGCGGCCGGCGATCGCGCTGCGGGCGCGTTCGGCGAGGGCGACCAGGGCGGCGGGGTCGGGTCGGCTCATGTCAGTAGGTCCTCGAGCTCGGCGTCGCTGGGGGCGGCCGGCCGCGCCGGGCCGGCCGCGATGCGAAGCGTGTCGCCGCCCTCGACCGGCGGCATGTTGCGGATCTTGCGGGCCTCGTTGGGGGTCAGTAGGCCGGCGTTCACCTGGGCGATGAGTAGTTGGATCTCTTGCTCGGGGGTCGGCCGCTCGAGCCCGGCATAGTCGAACTCGCAGAACCGCGGCTCGCCGAGGGTCCAGGTCAGGCGTTGCTCGAGCCGGCCGGTCCAGCCGGCGAGGCTGAACCGTGACAGGCCTCGGTTCTGCGACTCGACGCCGGTGCCCCACGACGTTTGTTTCTCGGTCTGCATCAACAGGTGGGGCGGTACGCCTAGCCACCGGGCGATCTCTTCGACCTCGAATTGCCGTGACTGTAAGAACTGCGCGTCGACCGCGCTCATCGTCCAGGGCGTGAAGTTGAGCTTGCGGTTGACGAACACTAGGCCGCCGGCTTGGTGCCACCCGCCGGCCTGTTCCTTGAGCTCGGTTTTGATCTTGTCGGCGTCGTCGGGGTCGACCTCGTCGGCGTCGTCGGGGGTGACCAGGCCGGAGAACAGGGCGCCGGATCCGAAGAGGTTGGCCTGTGCTTGGTCGCCGGCGATCGCGGTTCCGAGTGACTGGCGGGCCACCTCGAGTACCGACATGCCGCGGAGCCCGTCGAGGCTCGGCCCCATGATCTGAGTCATGGTGTCGTGCTCGACGAACGTATGCCGGCGGCCGTCCTCGAGGGTCGTGCGGTACAGCTTCCGGCCGGTGAATTTGCCGGTTGGTGTGCGTTCCCACTCCGGCGACACCGCAAGCGGGTGATGCGGCCACGTGCCCGCCATGCCGCCGGCGCCGTTTGTGAGGTGCTCGAGGTACACGTTGCCGTGAAGGATCGCGTGCAGTAGGCACATTTCCTTCCACTCGAACGGGGTCAGCCGGCGGGCGCCGGGGCTATCGACCCACGAGCGGACCTGTTGGCGTTGCCCCTCGGCGGTGTCGCGGTAGGACTTGAGCGGCAACCCCGCGATGGTGCCGGCAATGAGCATCACGCCGCGCCAGAACGCCGAGGCGCCGAGCGCGGTGCGTTCGTTGACGTTGACGCGGGCGAGGGTCGGTTGCACGCCGAACAGAAATGCGATCGAGGGGTCGCCGATCGAGGTGAGGTTCTCGGGCTCTTGCTCGGCCGGCGCCGGCTCGACACGGGGTATGCGTTGGCGCGGCCACACACCGCAGAGGCTAACCGATAATCGTTCCCATGTTCGACAGCGCCGGGCCGGCCGACGTGTCTGCCGGCCGGGTGCGCGGCTCGATCACTCCGCGGATCTGGACGCCGCCACTGCGCGAGCTCACGCCGGCGACGTCGTACGGGTTTGATTTCAACTGGTTTTGCGCCGAGGTGATCGGCGAGCCGAACGATCCTTGGCAGGACTGGCTTTCGATACACGTCGGCGAGTTGCTGCCCGACGGGCGGCCGCGGTTCCGCCAAGTGTTGATCTTGGTGGCGCGGCAGAACGGTAAGACCTCATGGGCGCGGAAACTCATCCTGTTCTGGATGTTCGTCGATCGGGTGCCGACGATCCTGGGCACCTCGACCGACCGCAGCTACGCGAAGAAAACGTGGCTCGAGGTGGCGCAAATGGCGATCGACAACCCCGAGCTCGCCGCCGAGCTCGGGCCGGAGCCGGTGCGCTTGACGGTGTCCGAGGAGTACCTACGGAACATTCACCGCAGCTACTACTACTTTGCCGCCTCGAACCGGCGCGCCGGCCGGTCGCTCACCCTTCACCGGGTGCTACTCGATGAGCTCCGCGAGCATCAAGATTTCTCGGCGTGGAACGCGGCGACCAAGGCATCGAACGCGGTACGTACGGCGCAGATCGTGGCGATCACCAACCAGGGCGACGCCGGCGCCGTCGTGCTCGATGCGATGCACGCGCCGGCGTTGCGGTACATCGAGACGGGCCAGGGCGACCCACGGCTCGGCCTGTTCGAGTACTCGGCGCCGCTCGGCGCGGATCCGACCGACCTGCATGCGTTGGCTATGGCGAACCCCGACCTTGACAACCGGACCGATGCCGAGGTGTTGCTCGCCGATGGGCGGCGAGCCAAGGACGCCGGCGGCGAAGAGCTCGCCGGCTTCCGTACCGAGGTGATGTGTCAGCGGGTGTCGTTGCTCGATCCGGCGATCGACCCCGAACGGTGGAAGGCCGGCGGCGTCGACGCGCCGGTCGATCTGGCCGAGCACCGCCGGCGGGTCGCCCTGTGCGTCGACGTCTCGCTCGACGGCTCACACGCGACGTTGGCCGCGGCCGCGGTCCTCGATGACGGCTTGGTTCACACCGAGATCGTCCAGGCGTGGGAGGGCTACGGGTGCACCAAGGCCCTACGCGCCGAGCTGCCCGGCATCGTCGAGCGGGTGCGGCCGCGGGTGCTGGGGTGGTTCCCCAACGGGCCGGCGGCCGCGGTCGCCGCCGACCTCGCCGATCGTGGACACCGCCGCGGCGGGTGGCCGCCGCGGCGAGTCAAGGTGGCCGAGATCAAGGCCGAGACGGCGGCGGTGTGCATGGGCCTCGCCGAGATCGTCAAGGCCGGCGAGCTGCGTCACCCGCGCGACCCCATGCAAACCGCGCACATCGAGAGCTGCCAACGGTTGCACCGCGGCGATGCGTGGGTGTTCGTCCGTAAGGATGCCGGCCCGATCGACGGCGGTTACGCCACCGCCGGCGCGGTGCACCTCGCCCGCACGTTGCCGCCGGCGCCGGCGCCGGTGGTTGTGTCCTCGGTCAGGTGAGCCCGCGCTCGGCGCGGCGGCGCCGGAGCTCGTCGAGTTTGCTCGGCCCGCGGTCGGCGGCGCCGGCCTCGAGCGGTGACAGATCGAGCTCGGCCGGCGAGGCGAGTTGGCGGGCGTTGCGGCGGGTCATGCCGAGCGAGGTGAGGACCGCGAGGTATTGCGGGCCGAGCTTTGCCAGGGCCTCGGGGTCGCGGTCCAGGGCGCGGGCGTAGGCCTTGGCGAGGGCGACTAGGCCGGCGTCGGTGCCGGTGCGCGGTAGCTTGCGGATCGCTCGAGTCAGCGCCGGCGCCAGGACGCTAGGTGTTCGCCCGGCCGGCCGCGGTTGCGCCTTACTGCGCTTCTGCCGGCGTTCCTTGGCCGCGGCCGCGCGGCAAGAGCCGCCGCAGTACTTGGCGTCTGAGCGTCCGTCGAAAACACCGGTGCATCGTTGGCACTTGAGCCGGGCCATTAGGCCTCCTGACCTGGGGTTACGTATCGTTGCGGGGGCCGTGGGCGCGAAGAAAAAGACCAGGACGGCGGGTGTCCAGGGCCGGGGGTCGCTGAACTTTTCACGATCGGCGGCCGCGGCGATCGCCGCGCGATGTTTCACGTGAAACATCGCGCGGCGCGGTCCAGTCTCCGTCGGCGTCGAGGTGGTAGCCGGCCGCGTGGAGTAGTGCGGCCTTGGCGTGGTCGAGGCCCGCGCCGGCCGCGCGGTACGCGGCGAGCAGGTCGGCGGGTACGTCGACGCCGGGGTCGCTGGGCAGGACTTGCCGCACGAACACGGCGCCGCCTGGGTAGGTGTCGATCTGGACGCGGGTGGTTGTGCTCACCATGAGCTCACCTTTCGGGGTTGCGGCGGGGTGCGTGCCTCGAGGTTGCAGGTGCGGTGCGCGGCGACCATGTAGCGCGGGTCGTCGCCGGTGACGGCGCGGCCGAGGGTGTGATGTACCTGCGGGGCCATTGGCTCGTCGCGCGGCAACGACGGGTCGATCGGTGTGCGGCATAGCTGGCACACCCACCCGTCGCGGTTCAGGACGTACAGGCGTACCCGACGCCACCGCCGCGAGCTCCCCTTGGCCCACGCTCCCGACAAACGTCACACTCCATCGCGCTCGAGGGGCCGACGCGTCCAGGTGTACGCGCCGGAGTGGTCGCGGGTGCCGGGGTGTTCTGGCAGATCCGGCGGGAGCGGCGAGTCGTCGATGGTGAGCAGCTCGATTCGGCCGGCGGTGTCGGCGGGCTCGCGGTTGGGCTTGTCGGTGAGGTGTGCTACTAGGCCGGCGAGGATGAGCACCGGGGCGGCGGTGAGCAGCCCGAGCGAGTAGCTGAGCAGGTCGAGGCCCATGGGTGTCAGCTTCCCAGCGGGCCGGGGTAGCGGTCCCACTCCGGTTCGTCGCCGGCGCGGTACCCGGCGCGGGCGTCCTCGTCGGGCTCGTCCTCGCCGAGGGTGTCCAACTGTG